GTTAATCCTACTTCCAGTAATGACCAAGTCATCACCGAATGTTCTACACGGACATGAAGGTGTTGACGCTTCAAGGTGCTTAAGCAACTTAAGCATCTCCACCGTTCTGAGAGAGACCGGCCCATCCTTCCAGGATAGGCGACTTCCCAACGACGGTCGGCGGCGCGCTAATAAAATTAGCGGTCGTCGTAACGCCCAAGCTTCGGAAATATTCCGAAGACTTCCGGACGACCTTCGTAAGAATTGGAACCGAATTGGACAATCCAATTGGTCCATTACCCAGGAAAGCTGGAAATGTTTTTCGGCCTCCCTGGCTCTTGCGATAAGTCGTTTTGCTCCACAGGAGAAACCAGACCAGAAATCGGTTCACAGCATTGACCGATGGAAGGTCTGGTTCCTGCGGTTGGGGCTCCGGAATCCGACAGTTTTGCTAAAAGAGCTTAAAGCTCTTTCTGCGATCTGTCGATCAAAGAGTGTTGGGGAACCCAACATTTTCTTTGATATAGGAACTCTTGGTAGTCAGCTTCTCGGCTTTAAGCCAGGAAGCGGGTGGAAACCCCCCTTTAAGGGTAACTACTTTGACTTCCTCAAGGAGAAGAGTGATGAGAAAGATTCTTTCTTTTTCGCTCAACTCTCCTTGATGGGTAGGGGCCTTCCCCTCCCGACCGAGCAATTGGTCGAGAAGGCAATTTCTACCCATAGAGAGATGTTGTGTAGTTCTGAAACAATTTCGGAACAAACACTCTCTACCGTGGATATCATGGTCCGGAGAGTTGCTCGCCGGATTAAGAAATTCCATGGTAGTGGAATCTTCAAAATGAAGACTCACATCTCTCTTGCCTCCTCTGCGGCCTTCTCTACGAAGGTTTCAAAGGGAGGCAAAGCTTCCGAGGCTGTTGAGATGCTCAACAACTTTGGAATCGGATATCTCTTCGAAGATTTCATCCTTGAAGAGTTACCCGAGGGGCAGGTTGTGGATGCTCTTGGACGAGTCATTGTCCACGAAGACACGAGAATTTTTCTCGAGTCACACATGGAAAATCCATGTGGCGTCTGTCAACTCTGCCAGAAAGGGTATAAGAAAAGAGAATATTTCTCCCTTCTTCCCTTTACTTTTGTGATGTATCGCCCCCTGGCGAGTCTACTGCAGGTAGACCTTGGTGATTTCACTGATCAAATCAGTGAAAAAGTCAAGTACATCAAATTCTTCTCTGTTGATGATATCATCGGAGAAGTTCTTCTTGGCGTCGCAATGAGCTATATTGCCCAAGTTGGACGCTTTGAATGGGATGATGGGAAGGACTCAGTCGTACTGAGTTGCGGTCTCTCTGTCCGGATTGACGACACTGGCCAGCGTCGCGGTTGGCTCCGTGTTCAAAACACAGACCCACTGCGATGCAGGGCCTATGCCGTAAGGGAGAGCGGAGCAAAGGCACGAATGATTACGATCGGTCCTGCTTGGCTGAATTTAATTCAGCAAACAGGGGGAAGAATTATGCAGGGTATACTTAAAGTAGACCCCAGAGCCCGATTGACTTTTCGTTCACCAAATAAAATTTGGCAGTTCCTTAAGATACTTAAGGGAAGAAAGGTCTCGGGTCTCTTGTCAGTTGACCTTACATCGGCCACTGACACCTTTGAGTTTGATTTGATCAAAACTCTTTGGAATGGGTTCTTTGATGAACTACACATTCCCCGTTGGCATCCCGTCCGCGTTTTTGAGGAACTCAATTATTGCGGTAGGATGATCTCCTGGACAACCGCTTTAAGCGGTTCAGGAGTCCCAACGGACTTTGAGCTTTCCTTGAGAGGGTCTCTCATGGGAGAGCCTCAAAGTTTTCAGTCTTTGTCACTGATGAGTTTGATGGTTGGTGAATACCACCAGATGCTCTTCTGTGACGGGACTGATAGGAATCCTGAAGAAAATCTTCATGTTCCTATTGCAATTGCCGGAGATGACTACATCGCCCAGTGTGATGGTCAAACCATGGCACAGGCTGTTGTCGCCTTCTACCGAGCAATAAAGACGATTCCTTCTGAAGGAAAGAACGTCTGGGGAAGAAGGGGCGGTGTCTTTTGCGAAGATTACATCTTCATAAGAGATGGCAAATGTGAGTGTCTCACACTAGCCAAGCCCAGACTGCTTTCGCGAGCGTCTCGCGTTGGCGGAATGGACCACCGTCTCCCCTTCCTTGGGAAAGGTATGGCTCTCCAGACTCAACTCGACTATGGTATCGAGGATTCTGTGAGAGACCCTACTTATTCCCGGTATCTCGAGGTGCTACGTCGTTGCTTTGCAACAACGTGGGCTCGGGAGATTGAGAGATTGAATCTCTCTTCTCTCGTTCCACTCGAGCTACCTCTCGCCGTTGGCGGGATCTCATTCCCTGGTCGTTCAATAGAGCAACTCTATATAGACGAACCAGATTGGATGAGAGCCTTGCAAAGCGTTCAAAACGTTTCGCCAGGCGTCCTTCTGTCATTGACTACTCGAGGTTTTCAAGAAGAAAGCCACGGAGTCATGATCAGTAGGGATTTATTGAATCTTGATAGACTAGAGCAACTCTTGTCCATCGATCCAATTGATTTCTTCCCTGAGGTCGACGTGAACCTCCCGATCGATGAGTTTGTGCCAATGCTCCTTTCGACAGTTACTGTCGATTCTCCCTTTGTTGGAACAGGTCTGGTTGAGATATGCAGAATTTTTCTGCAAACAGGGGGAGCTTCCCCGGGATACCTGGAAGTCCTTGATTTCATCAAGGAAGACCTTGGTATCCTCTCTATACCAGATCTGATCCATGCGGCGGGTCGGAATGCGGCCTTTAAGGTCTTGCTTTCTGACATTCAGAAAGAGAGAACATCTCTCAATCTGAACCGCCTTAGGAGGACAGCACATAAGCGTATAGCTTTCGTGCGTTCTCTGGAGACTTTCGTCGGTCCTGAAAGACCTTTTAGATCTTTCGGGGACCTCCGAATTCGTTTGGAGGGCCGGTTGAGAAATATTCTCATTCGGCCGACGGATGAGCTCATTGCAGCTATCGCGTGTTCGACGGCTGCTCTCTCGCTCAATTTCCCATATAGAGAAAAAGAGTGATTGAAGAGCTCTGCTTGAAG